CTATGGCTCCCCGGCCGGCCCGTGATCGCTGTCGATTCCGTGGCGATCGACGGCGAGACCCTCGACGCCACCGAGTACACGTTCACGAAGTGGGGGCCGCTGCGCCGCCTCTTCGGCCATTGGGGGAGCCGCTCGACCGAGATCGCGGTCACCTGGGATTACGGCCAGGATGGCGCCGACGACGCTGTCGTGCAGGTCGCCGCCGACCTCGTTCGCTGGTCGTTCGCGAATCCGACGAACGTGCGCCAGGAGACGATCGGCCAGTACTCCGTGACCTACGCCACCGAGACGATCTCTGCCCTGACTCTCCTCCCCGGCCACCGCCGGATTCTCGGGAAGTACCGAGCGAAGTCGGCGAGCGTCCTCGTCGAGTCGGCTTCCCCGTGGTGGTCTCATGGTGCCTGACCGGCTTCTCGTGCACGACGTCGTCGTCGTGAGGCCGGCCACTTCGACCGACGCCTACGGCGACGTCGAGCTTGACTACGGCGCCAGCGCGACCCGGACCTCGATCCGGGCATGGCTCCAGCAGGACCAGCGCGACGAGACCTTCCGCGACGGGCGCGCCCCGCTCGATCAGCGCTGGCTCCTCGTGACGAATGAGACCGACGTCGCTGGCCGTGACCGAATCGAGTGGGCCGACCATCCGGCCGGCTCTGTGACCTTCGAGGTCGACGGCCCGCCCGAACCGGCCTACACGGGCGCCGGCCTTCACCACCTGGAAGCCGGCCTGCGAGTGGTGGAGGGCTGACCGATGGCTTCTGGCTTCGAGCGATTCATTCCGGTCGGCGACGGCATGCGAGAGGTGCTTCGGTCCGATGAGGTGCGCGCCGACATGGAACGTCGAGCGCAGCGCGTGAAGGCGGCGGCTGAGTCGATCATGGGCGACGGCGACAACGCCTGGCCGCGAGGGATCGTGGCCGACTCGACCATCGGCGCCGGGCGCGCCAGCGCGACCGTCATCGGCGTCTGGTACTCGGTCGAGGTCGACCGCCGCATTCTCGGCTCTGCGATCGACGCGGCTGGAGGCTGACCGATGGCTTTCCCCGATGCGGTCGCCCTCGTGGTCGCCTACCTCGACCCGCTGACCGCTGCGACCGTGGCGTCGCGGGTACCGAACCCTCGACCGACGCAGCTCGTGCAGGTTCGCCGTGTTGGCGGCCTGCCACTGCCCCCGGTTCGCGACGTCGCCCGGCTTGACGTCATCTGCTGGGAGATCACTGACGCCAAGGCGTGGACGCTCGCAGCGACGATCCGTGAGGCCGTGTGGGCGCTCGCCGGAACGACACTGCTCGGGCCGGTCACGTACAGCGTCTCCGAATTCATGGGGCCTCGCCAGAGCGACGATTCCGACACCGGTACGCCCCGCGTGTGGATGACCTTCGAGCTTGCTCTGCGAGCCGATGACGTGATCCACCGCGCCCCCTGATCCCCCCGCGCATCCCTGCCCGCCTGGCTCGCTGGGCGCGTTCACCTACCCCCTGGAGGAGCAATGACCCTCGACGCAACACAGGTGCGCGTCGGTATCTCGGGCGAGCTTTACAAGGCTGCGCTCGGTTCGACCGCCCCGACCGATGCGACGACCGCCCTCGACGCGGCCTTCGTCGGCCTCGGCTACGTCTCAGAGGATGGCGTCACCGAGTCATGGGATGACTCTGTCGACGACATCGTCGCGTGGCAGGGCGCCACTACCGTTCGGTCGGCGACGACCGAGTCGACGTCGTCTCTGGAGCTGACGCTGATCCAGACGAGCGCGGCCGTCCTGGAGGCCTTCCACCGCGGCTCGACCGTGACCGAGCCTGAGGTCGGCGAGTATCAGATCGACGTCGTGCCGATCAACGCCGACCCGTCGGCATGGGTGCTCGACGTCGTCGACGGCACGAAGCTCATCCGCATCTACGTCGGGAACGGCGAGGTCGTCGAGCGCGGCGAGATCATGTACGCGAACGGCGAGCCGATCGGCTATCCGCTCACGATCCGCTGCTACCCCGACGCGAGCGGGAACCTCATGCAGAAGTTCTCGAACGACGACGCCTGGGACCCCGCCTGACGTAGCGGCCTGATCGCCCGCGGGGGCGCGCAGCGCGGACGCGCCTTCGCGGGTGACACCCCTTCCGCGCACCTCACCACAGGAGACTCCGCGCATGGCAGAGCTATTCGACGTACGCGCCTTCATCGAAGAGCGCGACGGCGACTTCCCCCCCTTCGAGTTTGTCGGCCTCGACGGCGAGACCTACGAGCTGCCGAACGTCGAGACCCTGACCGAGCGTCAGGTCGAGCGCATCTCCGTGAACGGCGAGCTGAAGGAAGTCCTCGGCGAGCTGGCGCCAGACGCCCTCGACGAGATCGCCGGAATGCCGGTCTACGCCTCACAGAAGCTCGCCGAGCTGTGGCTCAGTGGAGCCGGTGAGTCGGGAAAATCGCCCGCGCCCTCGCGTCGGACGGGCGGCTCCGGGAAGCGATCGAAGCCGACCTCGCCCTCCGAGGAATAGACCTCGATCGAATGGAGGTGCGCCGGCTGGCGCCCCTCGTGCGGGGTCTCACCGAAGACCCCTCGTCGCTGACGTCGAAGGCGTCGGGCGGCGACGGCTGGTCGAGGATCGAGCATCTGCTCGCCATGATCCTCGACACGCTCCGGGCGGCTAACTGGCAGCGCACCGGCAAGAAGACGAACCGGCCGAAGCCGATCTCACCGCTGGCGCGGGGAGGCGCACGGCGCATCGGTCGGACAACTAGGTCGCCCGCTGAAGTGGCGGCCCTACTGAAGCGGTTCGGCCCCCCCGAGGAGGTGAGCACCGATGAGTAACGAGGTCGGCGTCGCATACGTCCGCCTGCTGCCATCGATGCGAGGCTTCTCGGGGGCCGCTTCGCGTTCGATGAAGAGTGGTCTCGCCGCGCCTGCGAAGACGGCCGGCACGACCGCGGGTACCGGCATCGTCGGCGGTATCAGGTCGAAGATCGCTAGCGGCGCCAGCTCCCTGAAGAGCGGGTTCAGGTCGGCGTTCGGCGCCGTGGGCCTCACCGCCCTCGGCGTTGGCGCCGGCGCGCTCATCATGACCGGCATCTCGCAGGCCTTCTCGAACGAGGCCGCCGAGGCGAAGCTTGCCGCACAGCTCGGCGGTTCCGACTGGGCGAAGGGCATGGGGAAGGTCGCCGGCAACCTCTACACCGAGGGATTCGGCGAGTCTGTCACGGACACCGCGGCGGCGCTGAAGACGACCCTTCAGCAGGGCCTACTTCCAGAGGACGCCACGAACGCGCAGGTCGAGCGGATGACGGCGAAGGTCATGACCTTCAGCGACGTCCTCGATCAGGACCTCAACATGAGCGTGCAGGCCGTCTCGACGATGCTGAAGAGCGGCCTCGCTAAGAATGCCGACGAGGCCTTCGACATTCTGACCCGCGGCGTACAGCAGGGCGCCGACAAGGCTGGCGACCTGAGCGAGACCTTCCAGGAGTACTCGACCGTCTTCCGTGACGCAGGCATCTCGGGCGTCGAGGCGACCGGCCTCATGGTGCAGGGTCTCAAAGGCGGCGCCCGGAGCGCCGACGTCGCCGCCGATGCCCTGAAGGAATTCGCCATCCGGGCGCAGGACGGCTCGACGATGTCGGCAAAGGGCTTCGAGCTGCTCGGCATGAATGCCGAGCAGATGACAGCGAAGGTCGCCGCAGGCGGCCCACAGGCCCGCGAGGCGCTCGATCAGGTGCTCGACGGCCTCCGCAACATGGAAGACCCCGTCGCCCGCAACGCCGCCGCGGTGGCGCTCTTCGGCACGAAGGCCGAGGACATGGGCGACGCCCTCTTCGCCATGGACCTCGACACGGCGGCCGACGCCATGGGGAAGACCGCCGGCGCGACCGACAAGCTCGGCGAAGCCTACGACACCAACGCCATGAAGATCGAGACGTTTAAACGCAAGGCGCTCGACAAGCTCGCCACCGGCGCCGCTTTCGTGATCGAGGCTCTGAAGCCGCTCGGGAAGTGGGTCAGCGAGAATCCCGGGAAGTTCGCCGCCCTCGCCGCCATTGTCGGCGGGGTAGTGGTAGTCGGCTTCACGGCGTGGGCCGCCTCGGCGATCGCAGCCTCGATCGCCACTGGCGCCCTACTCTTCCCGATCATCGGCATTGGCATTGCGATCGGTGCCGTGGCCGCCCTATTTGTGATCCACTGGGACACGATTAAGGGCGCCGCCGTGGGCGCGTTCAACTGGATTAAGACAAACTGGCCGCTCGTGCTCGCCATATTGACCGGCCCTGTGGGTCTCGCGGTGCTCGCCATAACGAAGCACTGGGATAAGATCAAGAGCGGATTCTCGGCCGTCAAGGATTGGATAGGCGATCGCATCGGTGAGATTGGTCGATTCTTTGGGCGCCTGCCGGGCATGATCGCGTCGCCGGTCGCCCGAGCCTTCAGCGGCTTCATGAATCAGGCCACGAAGGCACGCGATTGGGTGA